CAACCGTTAAAAGATAAAGGACTAAAGATTCACGGGTCAAACCTGTGTAATGAGATTCACCTACCAACCAGCGCAGACAGAACTGCGGTGTGTTGCCTGTCATCTCTGAATTTAGAATACTACGATGAATGGAAAGATACAACTATTGTGCGTGACCTTGTTAGGATGCTCGATAATGTCTTGCAATACTTTATCGACAACGCACCCGACACCATTGCCAGAGCAAAATACAGTGCAGCAAGAGAACGGTCAATCGGACTTGGAGCAATGGGATTCCACAGTCTCCTCCAAAAACATGGAGTCGCATGGGAGTCCGAAGCCGCAAGAGAAATCAACCGAACCGTGTTTGACCACATTAAATCAGAAGCAGTTGCAGAAACTGAACTCCTTGCCCAAGAACGTGGTGAATATCCTGATGGCGATGGGTCTGGAAGGCGCAACTCACACTTGCTTGCCATTGCGCCCAACGCAAGTTCAGGAATAATTCTATCAACAAGTCCTTCTATCGAACCGCTGAAGGCAAATGCATATACTCATCGAACTCGTGCGGGTTCATTCTTGGTAAAGAACAAATACCTCGAACAACTGCTTGATGAGAGAAGTGAGAACACCGAATCCACTTGGACATCTATTATTACCAAGAAAGGTTCTGTTCAACATCTACCGTTCCTTACCGAAGGTGAGAAGGCAGTATTCAAGACCGCAGATGAACTTGACCAGATGTGGGTGGTGCAACACTCCGCAGAACGTCAACAGTTTGTTTGTCAAGGTCAATCTGTGAACCTGTTCTTCCCGTCTGGTGCGGATAAGTCTTATGTAAACAAGGTTCACTATAGTGCATGGGCGAAAGGATTGAAAGGTCTCTATTACCTACGCACCGAATCAAAACAACGGGCAGAGAACGTGTCTGAGAAGGTAGAACGTGTCGCACTACAAGGTGATATGCGTTCTATCGTCTATGGTAAGTCCGACTGTCCATTCTGTTCTATGGCAAAGGAAGAACTCCGCTTGAGGGGTATTCCTTTTGATTACATCGACCTGAAAGAGATAGGTAAGACCGCTCGTGAAGTGACAGGCCGAGATGTCAAAACAGTCCCACAGATTTATCTGGAAGGAGAATATGTGGGCGGATATGAAGAACTTATGGAATACCTAAACAAATCATTAGAAACACAAGAAGACGATGAATGTCGTGCTTGCGAGGGATAAAAAATGTCATTACTAGATTTTTCAAAAACATACCGGCCGTTCCTCTACCCGTGGGCAGTGGAACTATCAAAGAAACACGAAGAGATACACTGGATTGAAGACGAAGCAGAACTGTCCGAAGACGTTCAGGATTGGAAGACTAAACTGAGTGAACCAGAGAAGAACTTTATCACACAGGTTCTCCGTCTGTTTACACAATCAGATGTTCAAGTTGGTGAGAACTACCACGAACTTCTGATTCCAAAGTTCAAGAATAATGAAGTCCGTAATATGTTATCATCGTTTGCGGGTCGAGAAGCAGTTCACCAACGTGCATATGCATTGTTGAATGATACTCTGGGTCTGCCTGATGAGGACTTCCATATGTTCCTCGAATACAAAGAGATGTCCGACAAGATTGACTTCATGAAACAGGGTGACATCAACAGTCATACGGGTCTGGCATTGGCCCTCGCACAGTCTGTATTCAACGAAGGTCTGTCAGTGTTCGCATCGTTTGTGATGTTGTTGAACTTCCAACGGTATGGTAAGATGAAGGGTATGGGAACAATTGTTGAGTGGTCTATTCGTGACGAGACTCTGCATGTTCAGGGTAACGCGAAACTATTCCGTGAGTTCTGTGAAGAACATCCGCGCATCGTGAACGATGAACTGAAATCTAAAATCTATCAGATGGCAAAAGATGTAGTCAAACTCGAAGACCGTTTCATCAAACTTGCTTTTGATGGTATGGAGATGGAAGGTCTGACCGAAGAGGATGTCAAACAATATATCCGTCACATCGCAGACCGTAGACTCCTACAACTTGGTATGAAACCAAAGTTTGGTGTCAAGGATAATCCCCTACCGTGGTTAGACTGGGTATTAAATGGTGCATCGCATGACAACTTCTTCGAGAAACGTGTTACCGAATACTCTGTAAATGGTATGGAAGGTGACTGGGGTTGGGATGAAGTTGCAGCATAATGGACGAATCGTATGAACTCGAATGTGAAGTTTGTGACCATCGAACTGAAGTCCTAGTTTACGATAGCGAGGAAGAGCCCTCATTCTGCCCTATGTGCGGAACACCAATATCATAACCATATATACATTCATGTGGATGTATGAAAATAAAGTATTTGAACCAGTAGACGAATTCCTTGAAGAATATCAGGGGTTCGTCTACTGTATTACAAATCTACAGAACGGTAAAAAGTATATTGGTAAAAAGTTTTTCTGGAAACCCAAAGTGTTACCCAAGACAAAAACCAGAAAGAGAAAAGTGAGGACAAGAGTCCAGTCTGATTGGCAAAGTTACCACGGGTCTTCTGGCGCCGTTCTAGACCTATTAGAACAGGGTGTTTCCTTCAATCGAGAGATACTACGACTTTGTAAGACTAAAGGTGAATGTTCTTACTATGAGGCAAAACTGCAATTTGAAAATGACGTATTGTTAAATGATGACTACTACAATGAATTCATCGGGTGTAAAATACACTCAAGACATCTTAAATCGTGATATAATCAATAGAGAGATTTGGTGGTCTGACCATCAAAACCAACCAGAACCTAGAGAATCACGCGAATATTTTATTCGACTAATCAATAGATGGAAACATCTATTAGAACTTAGTGGTGTAGTAAAAGGCAATCTCGTAACAATTTCACTCCTAAGTGTTGATACTATGCATGTCTCTGCAATCATCGCATGTGCAGAGATGGGTCTAAAGATTATATTGTTAGACAGTCCCGCGACAGAAGAATCTCTTCCATACACCAAACTTGCGCTACATGGGCCATCTGATTTTTATCTACATTTTAGTCATGAGGGTGATGGTGTGTATGGTGGTCTCCACGGTGAGATGATGAGACGATATGGGGGACAATCGATAGATGCGGTAAAACTGCCAGAAATGTCAACTGAAGATACAACGTTTAATTATGAAATTTCTCCTGATGACCCTCTATTGATGAGTTCTACTTCTGGAACAACTAAACCATCTAGACCAGTTTACTTCTCTCATCGAGAAGTTATGACAATCTCCCGTAGGAATGTGGATATATTTAAGTTTGATGAGAACTCAAAGGTTGTTCACTCAAGAAACCTACATCATGCTTCTGCAATGTTGACATCTCTCATTCCATCTCTAATGGTTGCAAATAGACATCTGACTCTTCCAATAAGTCACGATACAAACCTAGATGTGAATGGTGCGAATGAGAGTTCATGGCAGATGATTTATAATGACGAGTTTACTCATGTTATGATAGCAAACGAAAAGTCGTTGAGACTATTTCTCGATAAATTTGATAAACCATTTAAGAAACCCCTGAACATCAATATGTGTGGGTTCACTCTTAATGAGACTTTCGTAGACCTCGCACGAGAATATAATGTGAAGTTTCATTCTCACTACGGGTCTATTGATACTGCAATCCCTTTACTGATAAACTTTGTTGACGAGGATAGTGTGGTCAAAGAAAATGGTCTGGGTGTGTTGGCAGATGACTTCTATCAGTTCGATGGTAAAGAGATTCGGTGTGAACTCTGGGACGAACCACGATATATCGAGGACACGTTATATCTGATTGACGGTCATTTCTTTATCGAACCAAGAGAACTACCCGAAGTTCCAGATGATGTTGACCTAGAACCCTTCTTTCAAGATACGAAGATAAACTTCGAACAACTTCGTGGATATCTAAATGAACGCAATAAGTCGTGAGATTATTCGGAAAGACCTCCTAATCGATGATGTCGATTATGAGAATCTATGTCTTTCTATCAACCAACACAAACGTTTCTTTCTGTCAAAGGGTATGGAGAAGGGTGATGTCGTATGTCTCAACCTTCCGCCTGATGGTGTATCATATATTGCATCCTATATCGCATGTCTTGAACTGGGACTACCACTATTCATATGGGATGACTTTCTCTGGGATATCACAAATGACGAACACATACATGGCGGCGCGAAAGATTTTGTAAAGAGAAGTGATAGGGTCATTGACAATATCACCAACTGGACATCTAAGTTTAATACCAATCGTCATTTCATTCAACATACGATATTTGATGAAGACCTAAACTATGAGTTGTTTCCTTACTGGGCAAAGGCAATGGATGCTCTCAGGGAGACTGGATTTAGACATTCGTATGAGGGTGTAAAGGGTATGCCGACAGATGATATCCAACCGTGGTGGGTCAGTAAAGAAGATGTTGCAATCGTGGTGAACTATAATCTGGATTCGGACGAACCTAAATTCAAAGATGTTACCCATCAAGAACTTCTATCTGGATTGAAAGACTTTCCGAAGGATGAGGTGTTTGGATTCAGCACATCACTTCACCACCATGACATTCTACAAAAAGGTATCCTACCCGCATTGATGAACTCAAAAAGATTGGTGTATCTGTTCACTCCGTCTCCTAAACTATATGGTGAGAGAGTGAAAGTGTTTCTTCGTAGAACAACACGCAAAATGAAACGATACGGTGTCAATGCGATGTATACGGATGGGCCTGATAGTATGAGTAATTTGTTTGAAATAATGGGAGATGATGACTTTCTTGAGACTATCAGGATTATAATTACCGAAGAAAGAGGAGAATTCCACGATTATTGGGAGGCAGAAAAAAATATTATTTTCGAAAAAAGTGCTTGACATATCATGTTCTTTTTGTTATAGTAAGATATAGTTGAGAAAAGGAGAGAAACTATGGCTTATGTAACACAAGAGATGAAAAAAGAGTTGGCGCCTGGCATCAAGGCGGTTCTCAAGAAGTATGGTATGAAAGGTTCTATCAGTATCAACAACTATAGTTCTTTGGTTGTGACCCTGAAAGAAGGGCCTTTGTCTTTTACTGGTGTTGACCGGCGTGGTGAGAATATTTACTACCCTGCTACTGATGGCAATATCCACAGTCAAGTCAATACATACCACGTTGATAAATTTTACACTGGAGAGACTGCTGACTTTCTGAATGAGTTGGTTGCCGCCATGAAAGGTGTAACGAGTCGTGGTGAGTGGTATGACAAGACCGATATCATGACTGACTACTTTGACATCGCATACTATGTAAACGTCAATGTTGGTAAGTTTGATAAAGGTTACATCCAAACGGGTGTGGAGTCGCTCGCCGCATAAATAGGAATACGGGACATCCCCGTTATAAGTGCGAAACCTATCTCTGCGGAGTAGGGAGTAGGGTAAAGGGGGCGGTGTCAGACTGCCCCTTTTATTTTGTGCTTGACAAAAGTTGGAAAATATGTTAGTATACATATGATGAAAGGAATATTGTTATGAAACTAAATCTTGACCCAGAAATTTTGCAGAAGAGGTATGCAATCAAAGGGTTTCTAGAGTCGGCTGAAAATGACCTAGAGAAGGCACAGAAGCGTGGAAACAAGGAATCTGTGGCAACTTATACATATCTTGTAGGTGAATATCAGATAATGTTAGAAGAATTTGATGAATATTACGACCTGTAGAGAACCCTAAAACACTATATAATATATACGGAGAAATAATGGAACTTGAAGTTTTTGAAATTTTTCACCAGTTTTCGCAAATGAAAACTCGAAAAGATAAGATTGCTTTTCTAAAAGAAAAAGGCAATATCCCCGCAGTCAAGGATGTCATTCGCGGTGCATTTGATGACCGACTACAATTCATCCTTCCCGCAGGCAAACCCCCATACACCCCTAATCGACCAGAGAGTGTTCCCTCAACTTTGAGAAAGAAACACCGTGAGTTTGGCGACTATGTGAAAGGCGCTCGTTCTGCACAGTTGAAACAGTTCCAAATCGAAAAACAATTCATTCAAATGTTAGAAGCAATTCATCCAGAAGATGCACTTATCGTTCTGGACATGGTGAACAAGAAGTCACCAGTTAAAGGTTTGACTAAAAAGATTGCAGAGGAGGCATTCCCGAATCTGATATCTTAACTTTTCGTTATGTTTTCTTTCAACTCTAACAACAAGGAGCAATTATGCCAAGAACGCAAATAGAGAGATTGAAAAACGACAGTAGAGAACTCGATAACTATATCCACCGTCTCAAGAAAAAGGGAAGAGACAACCTTGCTCATAGGTTATCGAAAAAACAAAGTTTTCTCAATCAGACTATTGCCGAATACGAAAGTTCAATTCTAGCATAAAGGTAGGTGGTCAAGTATCTCGTTGGGGGTGCTAGCCACCCTCAACGTTACTTGGAGACAAAATGCCAACATATACAATGATGCATAAAGAGACTGAAGAAGAGAAAGATATCTTCTGTTCTTATGATGAGTCTCAAAAATTTCTTGAAGAAAACCCTGATTGGTGTCGAGTAATCGGTGCGCCTGCACTGGTGACACAAACAGGCAATGTAATCAACAAAACATCAGGTGATTGGAAAAACTTGATGGAGAATGTCAAAAAAGGTTCGGGTAAAGGGAATACTATCAAGACATGACTATGAAACGTCTCAAGATAGACCACCTGTTAACCTACGAAGCAATCACACAAAATCAAAGAATAGCATACGACTCGTGGGATGACAGAGACCATTTGGTTCTCTGTGGTTCGGCAGGAACGGGTAAGACCTTTATCGGAATGTATCTCGCACTCGCGGATGTTCTAGATAAATCGTATGAACAAGACAAACTTGTTATCGTAAGGAGCGTTGTTCCGACACGGGAGATGGGGTATCTGCCTGGCTCAATCGAGGAGAAGGTTGATGCATATACCGCACCGTATCGGTCAATCGCAACCGAACTATTCAATGAGAAACTCGCATATGATATGCTTGAGACACAGGGTGCAATCTCGTTTATGTCCACTTCATTCATTCGGGGACAGACAATCGATGACGCAATCATTCTGGTTGATGAGATGCAGAACCTTACATACCACGAACTGGATAGTATTATCACTCGTGTGGGACGCAATACACGCATCATCTTCAGTGGAGACTACTATCAATCAGACCTAAATAAAGAGACTGACAAGAACGGTATTCTGGACTTTATGAACATCATGGAAGTCATGAACAACTTTACAACCGTAGAATTCGGATGGGCAGATATTGTAAGGTCAGACTTTGTTCGAGACTATATCATGACCAAAGAAATGGTCGAAAGAGGAAAACTAAATTGAGACTATCACCAAACTTCACCTTGAGTGAATTTACCAAGTCCCAGACTGCTCTGCGACAAGGTATCGACAACACACCGAATGAAGAACACTTGGTTGCGGCACAGGCGTTGTTCCTGATGGTCGTTCAACCTGTTCGAGATAACTTTGGTGTTACCGTAATCAACTCTGGATACCGTGGCCCTGCACTGAATGAAGCGGTTGGCGGTTCGTCAAAGTCCCAACATTGTAAGGGTGAGGCAGTGGACATCGAATGTCCAGGCACATCTAACTACGAAGTCGCAAAGTGGATTGAAGACAATCTGGACTTTGACCAACTCATCCTTGAGTTCTATACGCCTGGCATTCCTGACTCTGGTTGGGTTCATGTGTCGTATAAGGTGGAAGGTAATCGTAAATCAGTATTGACCGCAATGAGAGAAGATGGCAAGACAGTCTATAAGACTGGACTAATTGAATGAAAAATATCATCTATCAATATATGATAATTGATGAAGATACTAACAAACGGGGTAAAGTTCCTCAGTATCCTCAAGGCACTCGCGCAGAACTATATCAAAAAACCGCAGACCTCTCTGCGGAATCATTTCGCACCTATGCAAATAAGATAGGCGCAATACACCATTATACGAATAATAAGGTGTTTACTAAAGGTAAATCTGGGACTACTGTTCCTTTGTTTGAAGTTCTACGATTAGTTTACGACCCTCTCTATGATGACTTTGATAAGTTGTTGTTTGTCGATACGGATATTATTGCAAATACTGAAGAGAACATCTTTGACATAGAAGACTGTGATGTTTATGGTGTGTTTGAGTCTGATATTCGGACAACCAAAGGGGGTGGATATAATAGTTGGGATTATAGTCAAAAAAAATATCAAGAAGTTGCAACAAGATTTAATAGAACGGGTGTCCCTATCGTTGAGAACCGATGGGGTAAAGAACCATCAAGTATAACCTGTTTCAATACTGGTGTCATGGTTTGGTCAAGAGATGCACGACTCAAAGCACGAGAGTGTTTTGATGACTGGTATGAATACATGATGGCAGGAGAGGGTAAGGATGCGTTTTGGGTAAACAATGACCAGTTCTTCATCTCTGGTCAATTGACCAAACACGGATTTGACATCAAGGGTATTGACCAGACTTGGAATGATACACCCACCCATTGGGAAGATGACCGTGGATATGATATGAATTTTCTGCACTACACGGGTGGCGGTAATAAAGTTATCATGCTTGATGATTATACAAATAATAAATTCAAATACTTAAAAAAATTCAAATATGTAAAGGCATAAAAAGGGCAAATTCAAATACTTGAAACCGTAAAGATTGAAGACCGCACTTACGCAATCGTGCAGATACTCAACTTTAATTTTATGAATACTTACGAGATTATCTGTTCGGATGAATATTATAGTGATGTTGTCGCAGGCCCGTATCTTTCTATAGAGGAAGCGGTCAAAGACTTACTGTCTGTTGCCGAGATGCATGAAAAAATACATGCACGACCCACAAAAAACGCTTGACAAACTGTGCCCTTTCTTGTATTATAATAGTATAAGAAAGGAAAATATATGAAAAAATATCACAAAGTAGTTCTTACCGACATTGATGGTGTTGTCCTTAACTGGGGATATGCCTTTGATATCTGGATGCAAGAAAAGGGTTATGTTGTTAAAGACCCCGATTCCTATGATATAGGTAAGGTCTATGGACTTGAACCTTCTGAATCAAAAGAAATGGTTCGGTTGTTCAACGAAAGTGCTGCGATTGGTTTTCTACCACCTCTCCGCGATGCAATGCACTATATCAAGAAACTCCATGAAGAACATGGGTATGTCTTTCACGCAATCACAAGTTTGAGTAAAGACTTTAACGCACAGAAACTTCGGACACAGAACCTTCAGAAGTTGTTTGGTGAAACTGTGTTTGAGAAGTTTATCTATCTTGATACTGGGGCTGACAAAGACCAAGAGTTAAGTCAGTATGAAGGTAAAGATTATGTCTGGGTTGAAGACAAGATTGAGAATGCCCAGTGTGGTGCAAGTTTTGGTCTTGACTCTATTCTCATGGAACACAGTTTCAACATGGATAATACAGAGTTTCCCCTGATGAAAAACTGGAAAGATATATACGAATATTTAACTTGATATATACTCCTATGAGATATGTTGGTTATTCAGAATACTTTCACGATGCGGCATTGGCTATCGTCAATCCCGATGGTAAAGTCGCATATGCGTCACAATCAGAACGATATAGTAAAATAAAAAACGATGAATTGATATTCCCTGAGATGTGGAATTTTGTCAATGATGATGACCACGTTACCTTTTATGAAGATATAAATTTGCGTAAAAAAATGATGGGCGGTTATCGCACATTTGGTGCCCCTAAATTTAGGAATCAAAAAGAAGAACAAACAGCGCCAATTAGTAATTCATACCTGTATGATGATTTTAATCTACATCATGAAAGTCATTGTGCTCTCGCATTTTTCACTCGGCCGTGGCAATCAAAAGAAGACACAGTTTGTGTTTCAGTAGATGGTTCGGGTGAACTTGAATCGGTTGCAATTCATGACCACAATCTAAAACCCATAAAAAAAGTTATGTGGCCACAATCTCTTGGAATGTTATATGGGACTGTGACTGGAGCAATAGGTTTGAAATCTCTTAGAGATGAATATATCGTCATGGGACTTTCTTCGTATGGTGAGGTTGACAAAAAACTTTACGACATATTATATAACGGTTATTATTGGTTTGAAAGTGAACAGGGATTATACGAGAAAATGATTGTAGATTTTGAACAAACTTCAATCGCAGAAAGTTCCCTAAGCGCTAAATTTGTTGTATATGAAACAAGAATAAAAAATAGGTGCAAGGAGATATCTATGGAGGATGCCGCTGCAACTGTTCAAAATTTCTTTGAGGTCGAAGTTCTTAAAATTATGAAGGAAGCAAGAAAGTATGGGTCTAAACTTGTCTATGGTGGTGGTTGTGCCCAAAATGTTATTGCAAACTCTATGATACGCGAACTCTTTGATGACATGCATATTGCAATCGCACCTAATGATGCAGGCAATGCTCTAGGGTGTGCAGCATACACATGGCATAAAAACACGGGGGGAACACATCTAGACTGGTCTCCATATTTGGGTCATAATATTGACCGTGATATCAATCCAAAAGAAGTTGCAAAGTATCTCGTTGAAAATCGAGTCTGTGGTATTGCAAATGGTCGAGCAGAGTATGGCCCTCGTGCATTGGGTAATCGGTCTCTGATTGCAGATGTTCGTTATGATGTCAAGGATACCGTTAATGAAATAAAAAAGAGACACAAGTTCAGACCTTTTGGCCCTGCAATTCTGTCAGAATTTCAAGACCACTATTTTGATGGTCATAAAAATGAATATATGCAGTATGCTGCAATTGCAAAACATCCTTATGACTCTGTAACACATATAGATAATACTGCAAGGGTGCAAGTAGTAAAACCTGATTGCAAATCTGTTCTTAGACAGATATTAGAAGAATATTTTGAACTTACACAAGTCCCAATGTTACTAAATACTTCTTTGAACATAAGAAATCAACCTATGGTAAATACCATTGAGGACGCTATAGAATGGGAAAAAAAATATAACGTAAGAGTATTCTAATGGCAAAAAAACAAAAACAATTACAAGAACAATCAATTTATGATAAGTATGATTTAGATGGGGATGGAACAGTGACAGATGAAGAACTCGCTCGAGCCGAAGAGATGCGTAGATTTGATAATGAAGATGCGAAGGCAGACGCACAACGTAAGATGGCGTGGTTTGCTCTGTGGGGTATGTTGTTATATCCACCTAGTATTGGTGTAGCAAGTATATTTGGATTAGATATTGCAGCATCTTTGATTGCAGATATCGCATCTGTTTATTTCGTATCGGTTGCAGCAATCGTTGCAGCATTCTTCGGGGCATCTGCACTGAACAAAAAGTAATGAAAATAAGATGGCGTGGAACTTGGGGTGTTGGTGACTTCATGCAAGCACTCAACGCCTCTCATAATTATTGTTTCAAAAATAAGACAACAGTAAATCTTGAGATGCACTGGCGACATGATGAAGACTACCTTCATCATCCTAAAGACCCAGAAACAATCATTCAAAGAATGGATTGGCTACACACACAATATCATCGTCAGGATGATGTGACAGTCACGCATGTTTTTAATTCTCAACTATTTCCGTATAATAACCTCGATACATCAGCCAATAAAACCCGATGTTATTTTGATGACAAGCCTGTTGCATCTCCAAAAAATGACTGGATATTCAAACCAGAGTCATTTGTTCCCAAAAGAAAAAAGATAGTTATCTGGACACCTACATATAATAGTCAAGCACCAAGAACTTGGAAAAACTTCTTGACAAGTGATGATTGGTATGATATAATTAAGCTACTTTCTTGGGAGGGTTGGATACTAGTAGAATTAACTTATCGAACTCCTATCAGTGTTGCATTCAAACAAATATCAGAGGCAGATTTTATTGTATGTTATGATGGTATGTGGCACTTGATTGCAAGAAATTTTGGTAAACCTATGTTCATACCATCTTGGGAAGGTATCACTGAATACAACACACCACAGGCAATAAGAAGACCTATTTTAGATTTATCTAAATATAAAGACAATCCCTCTGGGGCGACAGCTGTTGGTCGCAAGGATGTTAAGAAATTTTTTGGTGATGGTAATAAAAAGTTTGAACCTAATCTTACTAAAATGAAAACAAAAGCAAAAGTTTATTTGAAAAATCTAAAAAAATATCATGAAGATTGATAGAGCAGTAATTGAAGTCTATGGTGGATGTAACTACTCATGTAGTATGTGTCCTCAAGATATGCGAACAGGTGGTCGGGATAAACGATTCAAGGGTAAGATGACTCTTGAAGAGTTTGAACAGAACGTAGCAGATTGTGCTCAACATGGTCTACGAGTCGTAAACCTTGATGGTAGTGGTGAGGCAACCGCAGTCAATAACCTACCCGATTATATCAGGATTGTCAAGAAATATAATGCACAGGCTGTTATCTTTTCTAATGGGTTCAAGATGCATGGTCAATACATGAAGGACTGTGTTGATGCGGGTCTTGACTTCTATCGGTTCTCATTCATTGGGTCAAACCATGATAAATACGATGAGTGGATGTATAATAAAGTCGGTGGGACATACGAAAAAATTATTCAGAACATCCGCGAAATGAAGGCGTATGTAGAAGAGACCGAATCAAAATGTGTAGTTGCGACATATCATCTGATTACTGACAATGACAATCTACAGAATGAACTAGACGAATACAAAGCATTGGTCGAAGACCTAGGCGTCAGAACAGAGATTTGGAAACTACATAACTGGAGTGGTGTGTATGACCCGTCTTATAAACGCGAAGGTGAGGTAAAGACCTGTGGGCGACCTTTTAGTCCAGACGTTGTTATTCGTGTTGGTGGCCTTGATGGTAAAAGAGGTGCTGTCGCTCCTTGTTGCCAAGTCTTGGGTAGAGACGAGGAAGCAGTTCTCGGTCACACATCTGAAAACACAATTGAAGAAATCTGGTTCGGTGATGCGTATAGTCAACTCCGTGATGACCATACTACTGGAAATTATCCTGATTACTGCCGTGGGTGCGACTTTCTTCTTGATGACCCCGAAGTTCTAATTTATACAAATCACAATCGCGACCTCCACCACATGTATGGCACGGAGTTTGACCTCAATGATTTCCGATAACATTTGGATGATACAGATACCTGATAACGAGGTATCACAATATTATGTGAATAGGGTTTTACCTTCGTGGAATAATCATAAGGTAAATATGTTTGATGCATATACACCAGACCATATGCCTGACCATCTGAACTTCGGAAAGTTTTGGAACTTTCGAGACTTCAGTCAATCAGAGAAGGCGGGGTTCTATAGTCATTTAGAACTGTGGAAAAAATGTTTTGAAGAGGATGAACCTATCGCAATCATTGAACACGATGTGATGTGCATCAAAGATGATATGCCTATCATAGATAATTTCTTTGCCTTCTGCGATTTTGACTCTGAACAGAGTCATGAAAACTATGCCACAAGATTTAGAGGTCATCCCTATTGGGGGACGGGAGAGATGTTCTGTCCAGTCACTCATGCATATTACATGACACCTGATGTGGCAGAGACGATGTATTATAATCTTATAGATACAAAACTGAATAAATTTGTTGATGATTACATGTGGGAATTCATGGGTAAGGATACAAACAAAATTGTAAATTACACAAATCCTCTGTATGACAAAGAAGTTGGAGCAACGATGATTCATGAATAGAATGATTTTCCAAGTGGCGGTAGGTAAACCGTCCAAACTATATGAACACTGCATTGAAAGTGTTGCACAATACTGTGAGAAATATAATATTAAACATGTCGTATTGACTCAACCCAAACTGCGTATCAAACCTGACATCTTTACCAGTGGACGAAGTGAGGAATCCTATATGAAGTATGGGGGATATCTGCCTATCTATGAGAAGGAGAATGCGTTTGAGTATCTGGATGACTATGACCAGATTGCAATCGTAGATGCAGACATCTATATCCGACCAGACGCACCAAATATCTTTGAAGACTTTGGAACAGAACATGCGTTTGGTGCGGTATGTGAACGCGAGATGAATATTCAGGATTGGTATAAAAACAAGATTATCAACTACTCGCGTATGCAATACAATCCGCTTCATCGGAATACCCTTGATTTCAAACCAAACAATCTGGGGTTTGAGTTCTTTAACATGGGTCTCATTCTGTTGAACAGTAAACTCTTCAAACCATACCTCAAAGGCCAAGACCCACATAGTTTTATCAATCGTATGGAGTTTAAGGACTTTGTTGATGGTGTGGGTGCATGGAAGTGGTCTACCGACCAGACACTACTGAACTACTTTCTCAAGAGATATAACATTCCAACTAAACATATGAACGGTAAATGGAATGGTCTGTATAGTGCAGTCGATAATCTGAAGGATTGTCACTTCATTCATTTCTTCCTAAAAGACAAACTTCCCAATGCTGGTGAGAATGTTGGAGAGTTGATGAAACAAATCGTATAAATAATGTTATTGTCAATAGAGTGAATAAGGAACTAACATGTTAAACCCACAAGAGTTTGTGAAGAAAATTCGCAACGAAAATCAAGCATTGTTCGAAGCATCCAAGATGAACGTCAAGGCATACTTCGAAGGCGACCTTTCTAAAGAGGAAATGGTTGACCACTTCATTGGTCGCATGGTCAATGAACGTATGAACATGTCTGAAATCTCCGCACAAATCGCAAGTGCAGACGATGATGCAGACCCAAGAGAATTAGAATTACTTTCAAAACAAGCAGCAGATGAAGCAAAACACTATCGTATGGTCAAGGAAGTTATTGAACATATCACTGGTGAAGAAGTAGATGCTGCAAGTGCGATTGCAAAAGAACGCGAAATGGATACTGCCAAAGGTGCATCTCTGTTAGAAAAGTATGACGCAGAGAATGACGAGGCAGTCCTCGCCGCATATCAGTTGGTTGCGGAAGGTCGTGCAGAAGCGGTATGGAATCAGATGGCAGATACTATCGAAGATAGTTTCATTTCTGGTCGTTATCGCGAGATTGCAAAGGACGAAGGTTTCCACAGTGGTATCGGTGCATACAAGTTACGCAAAGTTGCAACCGATGAGAAAACACAGAGTCGTGTTCTTCGTATTATCGAAGCAATGCGTAAAGACCTGTTTGAAATCTCGTGTGCAAATACAGTCGAAGCAAAAGGTTCACGCGAACTTGTGAACACAGTCTACGGTTGGTAAATGAACGTAGGACTCACACAACGAGTCCTCACGCACAACGGACAAGTTCATGACTCTTTAGACCACAACTGGTATCGGTTGTTGAAGGGTCATGAACTTATCCCCATCCCAAATCGTGAAGACTTAGATTATGAATCCCTTGCGGAGTCTCTCGACCTTCTCATCGTCACAGGTGGGGATAACGAAGAGATTCGTATTATCACAGAAGTATCTCTCATAACCGAAATGTCAAGACTGGGTAAACCCATTCTTGGTATCTGTCATGGTGCGTTTCTCCTAACAGAGATGCTTGGCGGTAGCACGAAGGAAATCGAAGGTCACTATGATACCGAACATCTTGTATATGGAGATGCACCTACCCACATCCGTGTGAACAGTTTTCATAATATTTCTATTGACAAACAGCCCCCAAATGGTGTATACTTATATATTGATGGGAATGGTAACATTGAGTCTTGGATGAAAGACAACATATGTGCAATTGTCTGGCATCCTGAAAGAATGACCAGACCCTTTATACCTGATGAGATACGGAAGGTGACAGGATTATGATGAAACAGATTGATAATGGAGAGACTTATCAGGTTACCGATATTTGGAATTATGATATCCAAGTTATAAGGGGTGTCAATACGACTTATATCAATAACAATAACTCGATAGGAACAAGTTATATTATGGGTAAAGACTGTAGTGTCCATATGAAGAACGGTTGGTCAGTTGAGACTAACAGTTTCGCAGGGCAGACAGACAATGAGTTCACGGTTGAGACACATAATGATACCTCTGTGTTTGCTCACATCAAGTTCTATGGTCTGCATCTCAACGATGACCGCATGTTCATACCACATGATAATCCAAAAGGCAACCTATCTTACATGGACGGCGGAACGAACACCACCGCAGTCAATCCTGGCCGTCTTGGACTTCCCGTCATCAACTATGTCCACTTCCCCGCAGGGATGAAACAGACTCTCCACACTCATCCAAGTCAACGCATCGGATTAGTCCTGTCTGGTAAAGGTGAGATTGAACTTGATAATGATGTAATGTTCCCTATCAAGGCGGGGGATTGTTGGGTCATGGAGAGAAATGTTTTACATAATTTTATGTGTAATAAGGGTGAGGATGTTACATTATTTGTATTCAGTCCTGACTCTGGAACAGGGCCAACAGATGAAATCAACCCATTGAAAGTGAGAACCTATGTCGGACAACAACGATTATAAAAAACTATTAATCATAACAGGCCCACAGGGGTCTGGCAATCATCTATTCAGTAAAGTGTTTAGTTATCATCCATATGTGAGTGGATGGGATTTTGGTGACAAGTATTGGATACCAAGTGACGAAGAACCCTTTGCAGAATGTTGGGTAGACCCATCAAAGACGAAGAGTATGTTGAAAAGTTCTGCGGTTGTTGCAAACGTCAGTGTGCCTTTTGTGTATGACGGAGTGAAACAAGTTCCAAAGATACAAGAAGTCATGAAGGAGGCACAAAACGTAGGGTATGATGTTAAGGTCTGTATTGTAGTTCGAGACCGTAATATAAATATGGAACAACAGTTTAGGGTTAGAAACGAATTCACATTGCCACAAGCACTAGGATATTATTACAAACTAGATGCCGACTTACAGTTCCTTTCTCATGAGTCGTTATATTTGTATGGTGGTGCGTATCTGAAGTGGTTGTCAAAGGTTCTTGACTTTCCGATTGCATATAATGATGAACGAATTGAGAAAGATATTGCAAAAGACCAAAATGCAAAATATGTGGAGCCTGTTGACTCTCACTGGTTGGATGAACAAGTATGGCAAGGGATAAGACCAAAGAATGAACGGTAAATACATCTTTGTCACTGGTGCGCCTGGTTCACGATGGAGTGGTTATGTTGAAGACCACCTATACATTCGTGACGATATAGACAAGAGTGATAGGTCACCTGAACGAGAGTATTGGCATGGTCGTGATGGTTGTAGAGACTTAGTGCATAGAGGTGCATACTTTGACCCTGGCATGGAGTTTCGAAATGATGAGAAATATTGGGATAAACCATTTAGTGGTGAAGGTATTCGCATAATCAAGTCTCATACATTTGCTTATCATATATATTGGTTGATGAGATGGAACTGTCCTATTCATCTGGTATATAGAACTAATCAAGAATGTTTTGATTGGTGGCACGAATGTGGTGGTTGGAATATCAAGTATCCCGACTATAAATGGTATCGAGACGATGACAATATGATAGAACAGATACAAATGCAGAACCTTCTTATCAAAGAATTTGTTGAAGAAGAAGGTCTTGAAAAACATAATGACGGAAAAAGAGATTATTACATATGGACGCCAAAGACAGAGAATGGTTAAAAGATTACTTTACTTACCATTGGCCCAGTTCACGCACTGCGGGATTGGATGATTATTATTGGACAGGATGGAGATTGATAGATGAAATACAAGAAGGAGAAACCGTCTTGGATGTCGGTTGCGGGGTTAATCCGTTTAAGAGACATATTAAAGGATTACATGGCATCGATATTACAGACATTGGGAGTGACGAACAAGTCGCAATCGAGGACTATAGACCAGAAACTAAATTTGATGTTGCTTTTTGCCTCGGCTCTATTAATTTTGGCGGCTGGTCTGAAGTAGTAGAACAAATCAATTCACTGACACGAAGGTGTCTAAAAGATGAATGTCGAATTTATTGGAGATGTAATCCAGGCCATCGTGACCATGAGAATGAATTAGTCAACCAAGTTCCCTTCTTTAATTGGAATATAAATCATCATATCATGTTGACACAAAATACAGGTTTCAAAGTTACAGAATTTATGCCTGATAATAATAGGATGTATGTGAAATGGGAAAGAAAATCTTCGTCCATATCCCCAAAAACGGGGGGATGACAATCAGGAGAAATCCTGAACTGCGACCAAAAGTATTACTCGCAACACCAGAAAATCATATTAATCGTCAGTATACAGAAGACCTTTTTCGCGTTATGCAAGAAAACCGCGAACATCACGGTTTTGAACATGCAAGGTGGAGAGACTGGAATCAACAGGTTCGAGAAAATCATCGTGCATTTGCAATTGTTCGTAACCCGTGGAGTCGAGTTGTATCGCGATTTGAATTTGCAAAAAAGGTAATCTATAAAGAAGATGGTTCTGACCATTTTGGTAGAACAGATTATATTGACTGTTCCTCGTTTGAAGCATTCCTTGAAACTCGACACGAATGGGGTGGTAGAAAGTTCTTCTGGCATCGTGCAATCCGTGGGTGGTATCCCGCATTGGATTATGTGACTGATGAAAAAGGTAAACTTAGGTGTGACATTCTTAGGTTTGAACACTATGATGATGACGTAAAATCATATCTGGGTGTCCTATTCAATCCCGAACCTCGCAATGTGACTGGATATAAACAGTCTACATATACTGATTACTATAACGATAAAACAATTCAGATTGTTGCTGACTGGTATAAAAAAGATATTGACTATTGGGGATTCGACTTTGATAGTGCTGCACAAAGGAACTATTGGAGATGATGGGAAGCCCAATAAACAAAGACTCCGTAAATATTATGGGGTTGATAGAACCAAACTCGATAGGCGCAGAAGTGGGCGTCTGGTTTGGAAACTCCTCACAGAAATTCTTGGGTCGAGGAGTGAGAGAACTTCATCTCGTAGATGCATGGAGTATTGAACCATATAAAGAATCTACAGAACATGGCACATATGAAAACTATCTAGAAAGATATTCCAAGATGTGTGGGGGTAATACCGAAAAAGATTTCCAAAAATACTATGATAGTGTTTATAGAACAGTGAAGTCAACAATAGGAACAGACCCTCGTGTTACCATTTATCGAATGAACTCTAATGAGTGGTTTGATAGTTTTGATAAGAAACTTGATTGGATTTATGTTGACGGTGACCATTCCTACGAGGGGTGTCTTCGTGACTTGAACAATGCACTAAAGGTTGTCAGAGTTGGCGGTCTTATTCTTGGAGATGATTATAAATGGCCAGATACAAAATTTGGTAAGACTGGTGTCACTCGAGCGGTAGACAAGTTTTGTTATAGTAATGGTTTATTGAAAGAACAACACGGACAAGTTCAGTTTAGTATAAAGGTATAATATGCATCCCTCATCAATCGCAAATATGAAAAGGTGTAGAGAACACCTAAATGAAGTTATCGGAAAAGACATCACAGTTTTGGATGTTGGTGGTCGTGCATTGAAAGCAGATAAGGATAGGTCATATCGTCCAATCTGGGAAGATGTTGCAGAGAAATATCTAATTGCAGACCTTGTGGCAGGATTGAATGTTGACTTACCAATGCCTGGCCCTTATACAATTCCCCTTGAGGACGAGTCTGTCGATTTGGTTGTGAGTGGTCAAACCCTTGAACATGTCAAGAATCCCTTTCGAAGTGTTACTGAGATGACACGAGTTTTGAAAACGGGTTCACATATTATTTTAATTGCACCATCTACTGGCCCTCGACATGATAGTATTGACTGTTGGAGATTTATGGATGACAGTTTCAAGGCAATCGCCGAGGAATGTGGTCTAAAAGTTGTGTTAGATTATATCGATTTTGGCCCGTGGGAAGAACGGTCTGCAAGATGGAAAGACCATGTTTTCATCGGTAAGAAGAAATGATAAAACTTATATTGTTTGACCTAGATGGAGTTCTGGTCAATACAAAAAATATACATTTTGATGCATTGAATGAGGCGTTGGGTGAACGTGCAGTCACCCGTGACGAACACTTGTCCTTGTATGATGGTATGACTACCATGAACAAATTACGTTTCATGGGGTTCTCTGAGTCTGAATCCAAGAAAATATTTTATGACAAACAACTCTATACTTATCGAAGACTAGACTCACTTGAAAAAAACAATAATATCATTGATTTATTTTTAGAATTAAAGAAAGAAGGATATGAAATTGGAATTTGTTCTAACGCAATTAAAAAGACTGTGGTTAAATGTCTATCCAGAGTTGGTATTACTCACCTATGTGATTTTTTTCTCTGTTCTGGTGATGTAACTAATCCAAAACCACACCCCGAAATATATTGGAAAGCGATGTCAACTATGGGTGTTCTTCCTGAAGAGACTTTGATTGTTGAGGACTCTCATGTTGGTCTGTTGGCAGCGCATCGGTCTAGTGCAAATGTGATTAGGGTGAACAGTCCTGATGATGTAAATCTTGGTTTAATAGAAAGAATCAAAGGTCAAACTCCAACTCCTCGATGGAAAGATGAGAAACTAAACGTAGTCATACCAATGGCAGGCGCGGGTAGTCGTTTTTCAAATGCGGGATATACTTTTCCTAAACCACTGATTGATGTCAATGGGAAACCAATGATTCAAAGAGTTGTAGAGAATATCGCGATTGAAGCAAACTATATTTTCATTGTCCAAAAATCACATCGAGAGAAATACAATCTGGATTCGATGTTGAACATGATTGCACCAAACTGCAAGATTGTGGAGATTGAAGGTATGACAGAAGGTGCTGCTTGCACAACTCTACTCGCAAAAGAATATATCAATAATGACTCACCACTGTTTATTGCAAACTCTGACCAATATGTAAAATGGGATTCATCACACTTCATGTATAAAATGAAGGAACATGATGTTGATGGTGGTATTGTTACTTTCAAAGCAACACATCCCAAGTGGTCATATGCACAGACAGATGGTCTAGGTAATGTCGTGAAGGTTGCGGAGAAAGACCCAATCAGTGACAATGCGACTGTTGGGTTTTACTACTGGAAACGTGGTAGAGATTATGTGTCTTTCTGTGAAGACATGATTGCGCTTGACCAGAGAGTAAATGGTGAGTTTTATGTCTGTCCTGTATATAATAATGCGATACGCGAAGGAAAAGGTATTAAGATATATGAGGTTGAAGAGATGTGGGGACTAGGAACTCCTGAAGACCTTGAACAATACTTGAGAGAGAATTGATGAGAGTCGCATTATGTGTATCTGGTAAGTGGACGGGTGAAGACTATACGAATTTTTTGAGAGAAAGAATTCCACATGATGAGTTTTATACTGCAACCTATACTGGTATCGAAATGCCGTTTGAACCAGATTTTCGTATGGATGAACCAGAAAATACTTATCATTCACTATTTGATACACAACCATATCCAGACAGTGAGTCTGAAGGTCGAAGAGATATTCTTGGAAGAGATGAACATAAAATTTTGTCAGAATATAGAAAATATAAAAAAGCTTCTGAACATTGGCATAAACAAATATTATTACACGCATGGATATGTGAACAAATAGAAACAGATATCATTATTAGAGCGAGATTTGAAACGATTGTATCAAATCAGATAGATTGGCAAGAGTGGATTGACAAATGTTATGATGAAGAAATACCTATTGGTTTCAATACAAGAACTGAAGGTGATGCAAATCAATACCATCATGATTTGATGAGAGCAACCGAAGTTGGTTTTTATATCAACGATGCACTAATAATTCATCCGAAGAAAGTTTTAGAATGGGATTATGTGAATCATCTATATAAGGAGAAGAAACTAAGAGGAGCAGAAGAGGGATGGTATCAAGTCCTATCTGAGTCTCAGGGTCATTATCATATGTGTTATCATGGTGGAGCATATTCTATAAAAGATGAGGCAATAGTGAAAGATGCTGATGAAAGTATTTATAATTACTCTTCTTGATGACCGCAATTCTCGTGATGCATGTAATCGCGTCATTAAGTCTATTGATGACACAGGTTCAGACCTTGAACCAATAATCTTTCGTGCGACTACACCTGAGTCACTCGAAGAAGATATGTGGTTGAAACTCGATTGGACGTTCCCAACCAATGCAAGTCAAGACCGTATGGACATGGCGACAGGACTATATCTTCAACATTATCAGACCGCAAACTTACAGAATCGTATTGCCTGTATGGTAAGTCACATGCGTTTATGGCAGAGGTCAATCGACCTTGAAGAACCAATTATGGTTCTGGAACACGATGCACTCTTCATTCGCAAGTTTAGATTTTCGGACTTGACAGATGGGTTCAAAGGTGGTATAGTAGGACTCAATGACCCTCGTGGTGCAACTCGAAAGGCGAGTCTGTTTCATTCAAAGGTCAGTTCGCGTATGGGATTACAACCAGTTCCAGACCTTGAGGACAACTATCCTCACGGACTCGCTGGAAATTCCGCATATATAATTACACCAAAGGGTGCAAAGAAAGTATTGAAGAAGGTAGGGGAAATAGGAATGTGGCCCAATGACGCACTTATGAACAAACAGTTCTTTCCGTGGATGCAAGTAGTCTATCCTTACTATACAACTATTCAGAAGGGGTTGGTCTCAACCACAACGTCATGAAAGCAAAAGTAATTACAATAATGCATAACTCTTCGAGTATCGATGTCGCAGAACGTTGTATCGCGTCAGGTAAAAAACACGGCGTGACCGTAAAATGGTTTCGGGCTATTACACCGAATGATGAACCACTTGAACTACTAGAACGTGAGGGTATTCCACCTAGTGCATTTGACGAGAGATACTCTCGCAATCTGAATTGTATCTCTGCATTCCTATCACACTATTCATTATGGAAAGAGTGTGCATCAGGTGAAGAGACCTATGCAATCTTTGAACACGATGCGGTCATCACTGCACCTCTCCCAACTCAACCGTTTCATTATGTAATGAATATTGGTCATCCCTCTTATGGTAACTGGAATACACCAACATTGATAGGAGTTAATCAGTTAACCACTAAACGATACTTCCCAGGCGCACATGCATACATGGTCACGCCCGCAGGCGCGAAGAAACTTGTAGAGGCCGCGCCTCAACTTGCACGACCAACAGACATATATCTAAATCTAGATAACTTCCCGTGGTTACAAGAATACTATCCGTTCTGTGCAGAGGCGCAAGATAGTTTTACCACAATTCAAGTAGAAGAAGGTTGTCTTGCAAAACACAACTGGAAGAAAGGATACAATATAATCGATGCGTGAGATATTTGTAACAGGTTGTGACGAGAAGACCGAATGGCAACTCCCGTGGTTCATACAGAAATTCCGTGAACATAATCCAGAGGCGCAACTTGTAATTGCTGACTTTGGTATGAGTGATTATATGTGGCAACAAGTCTATGATGACTTTGATGACCACTTTGAAGTGTTGAGTGAAGCAAAGGGGTGGTTCAAAAAACCCCGTGCATTACTTGATGCGTCTCGTTTAGATGATGTGTCGAAGGTATGTTGGATTGACACTGATTGTGAAATCAAGGGTAACATTGAACACATCTTTGACCTGTCACAACCACATCGTCTTGGTATGGTTGAAGACCGTCCGTGGACTAGACGTAGAAATGAACTGGGTGAATGGTATAACTCTGGTGTTGTTTTGATTGAAGGCACACCAAACATTGTGAAGATGTGGGCAGACGAATGTCTTCGGAATCCTGTGCAGGGTGACCAAGAAGTATTGTATCTAATGATGGAGGGCGACCCTCTTCAAAAACTTACATATATCCATCCGTTGCCCCACACATATAATACTTTACGATTAGACTACATAGATGGTATAAATGTAAGAAACCCAAAGATTGTCCATCATACGGGCAAAAAAGGTAATGACGCAATTAGGAGACAGATAAATGAATTATTTACTTGAAGCATTAGTAACAAAACTTGAAGGTGAAATTGCAATCGCAAGAGCAAACATCAGAGTTTATATGGAAAATTCCGTTGGTATCGGAGAACATCCCGAAGTGGTGCAAGCAATTGAAACACAAATTGAAAATATCGCAACCGCAGAAGAAA